ATTTAACACTTTGGGGTGCTCCTTATTTGGCAACCCTGAAAGTAGGTAATTTAAGCGCAATAAACGCAAACCTTGGAACCATTACTGCGGGTACATTAAATGCAGTAACAGTTAACTCATCTACGATTAATGCAGGTACTACACCTCCTGTTATTGATTACACAAATCATACAATTGGTTCTGGCGCAGGTGGTTTAATTAATCCAAATGGTACTTTTGCTTTTGGAACAACCTCATCTAATATTATTGATGATGGTACAGGAGTTTATTTAAATGGTTTAGTATTAGGAGGTACAAATGCTACTTCTTTATTAAACCTTCCAACAGTTGGTGCTTATTACAACTTATTTAACTTTACTGTTACTAAGGTAGCTAGTACTGTTTTAGGGGCATCTGGATCAATTTATTTCAATACAAACAATGGAACTACATCTGCATATGCCATAAGTGCTACTTGGGGACTGTATCTTTACAATGGAAGTACTTACACATTGTTACAAGAGTTTTATCATGTTGGTGCTACTTATCAATATTACTTAACTAGCCCTGGTTTGTTTTATTCTCAACTAGGATCTCCTTTTAGCTATCAAAACATCTTCAACCAAAACACAACTCAATTATCGGTAGGAAACTACAGTTTAGTTGCATCAACCATTAATCTCAGCAATTACAGTTCAATTGGAACAAATTTAGGTCAATCAATATCTGCAACTATTGTTAATGCAAATTCATATCAATATCAAATAGGTTAACTATGGGACAACAAACACAAATGTCAGGAGGTAAAACATCTTCTGCTTTACCAGGACAAGATGCAAACCCTCCAGGAACACCTGTAGGAGTTGCGCCACAAGGTAAGGGTGGTAGCCAACAAGGTCAACTTATGCAACCTAGTCAACCTGGTCAAGCGGTTAACACAGTTTCATCTGGACAACCTATAATGGGACAACCGAACAATTACATGAATACAGTAGGCAATAGTACTCAACCAGTATTCAATAACCAAGCATATCAGCCACAACAACATGGCAAAGGGAAGGGTTAATCATGGGTGGAGGAAAGTCATCAGGTAGTCAATCAACTCAGGCTCAACTAACACCTGAGCAAATACAAACTATTAACTTACAGAACCAGTTTCTGCAAAGTTATTTACCTACGCTTTCTGGAGTTACACAAGGCGCAGGTCAGGCATATCAAGGTCAAGCAGGGCAGGTTAATCAAGCTGCACAAAATGCTATAAATACTGCTAATACCGCAGGTAATATACAAGGCAATGTTGGTGCTAATGCTTTACAACAAGGTACACAAGGGTTAAGTAATTTATTTAGTCCGCAATATGAACAAGAGCAAGTTCAAGGTGCATTAGCTCCTGCCGAACAAGCGGCACAAAGAGCCAATGTAGCACAACAAGCAGGATTTGCAGGGGCAGGTGAACTTGGGTCTGCTAGAGATGCTTTGGCAGCTCAACAAACGCAAAACATTAATCAACAAACTCTTGGATCTATTGCGGCACAAACTGAGGCAGGGATTACTGCGGGTAGAGCAAGTGCAGGACAATCTTTGCTCAATGCGGGTACTGCAAACTTAGGAGCAGCACCTGGAACTATTGGATCAACTTTAGGATATGCTTCTGCACCATTAACAAACTATGGTCAGTATGCAAGTTTACTATTTGGTGCCCCATCACAAACACCAAATTATTCTGGAACACAAGGAACTACTGGTGGCAGTTCAAGCAAGGGTTCAGGGTTTAAATTATGACAATGTCTAATAATCAATTTGATCCTGCTAGTTTTGTTGGATCTAAAAATGAATATGGCAATTGGATGAATTACGCAGGTATTGCTCCAACTGACACATTGCAACCAGTAATACCTAGAACAGGTAATACTGCTGATAGTTGGTCTGAAGCGTTAAGCAAGGCAGCAGAACCAATAACAAATAAAATGAGCAATCTTGGCAATGCAGGATCTCAAATGATGAGTGGTAATTTATCTGGTGCTTTAAATTCTATGTCTCAAGCACAAAAAGGTACTGCACCAACTGTAACACCTGCAACAACTCCATATTCAGTAACAGGATCTGGTTTAACACCTAGTCCAAGCGTAATGGATTTTGGAAATAATCCTGCATTGGATAGTGTTGTATCTACTATGTTGAGGTAAATAATGCCATACTTTACAGAGAAAAACAACAATCCTGAAAATGAATCCGCAATAGATTCTAAAGATCCAAATGCTTATAACGGGTTAAATATATTACATTCTGTAAGAGATAATCCTACTCCTGAAAATAATCTAGCTGCGGCTAAAGTTGTTCAAGAAAAACATAAATTAGATCAAGAAGATAATCCTAACACCAAAACACAATGGGCTCCTTTAATTCTTTCCATATTAGGTAGAGACTACAAAGGTGCTTTGTCTGCATGGAATGGTGGTCCGACACAAGCAGTAGATGCATATGATGCAAAAGGAAATCAATTTTGGAAAGAATATAACTTAAGAGGAGCAACAGGAAAGTTATATAAAGGTGATGCAGAAGCCAAACAAGAATTAACACCTGAAGAATATGCATTAATTGCAAAAAATGGTGGGCTTAAATCAAAGATTGATACAAGTGTTGTAGGAACTGCTGGGTTTGAAAATGTTGGAAATATAGCAAAAACAGAAAGTCAGATGGTTAATGATGTCTACAAGAAAGCATCATTAAATGGTCAGCAATCTGCGGGTAGAGCTAATACTCACAATGAGATGGCAACTCTTGCTTTAGGTCTAAAAAATCCTTTAGATGCATTTGCAAGGCTAACTCCAAAACAAAGAGAAGAAGTTATAAGGCAAACAAGTGCTTCTTTTCAAGCTAGTAAAACCAATACACAAAATGCAGAAACTTCACAAAGTAACAATGCATCAGCATCAAATACTAAAAGTGCAACTACGGGTACAAATGCAGGACTAAGTGGTGGAGTTGGTGGTGGCATAAATGGCGGTGGTGTTCCTCCTAAAACTTCAGGATCTGTTAGACCTAGTATTGGTGGTGATGTTGGTGCATCTAATGGTGCAAGTGATACAAACCAAGCTACTAATTCACAAAACAATCAAGCATCTAATTCAACGGGTAATTCTGCAACCAATGCTTTACAAATCCAACAACAAAGTAGATCTGTAATTGAAGGTTTACTACAAAAGAATTTATCTGACAAAGAATATCAAAACTTTCAAAGATATTTGTTATTAGATCAATCCTTAAAAGAGCAATATGCTGCAAGACCTAAAGATCAAATAGTTACCCCTGGTGTAACTGAAGAGATCAGAACAGATCCTGCACTTTCAGGACACCAAAATGCATTACTTGCATCATATCAAGGCATTAAAAATGAAGCATTAAATGCGGCATATCAACATTTTTTGGCTACTAAAGTACATGAAGTTGGTGGTAAATCTATTAATCCTGATGAATTTAATTCTGAATTTGAAAACTCTAAAGTTTATAAAGGTATACAGAATAGATATAACGCATTAATGGATGAGGCAAGAACTGGTAAAGCTCATGAGCCACAAAAAGGTGAATTTGTTGTTACTAATAATTTGCAAGTAAAAGTCTACAGAGGTAAAGATTCTGAAGGCAATGATATTTGGGAGAAAGTAAATGCCAGATAATGAGTTTGGCTACGGAACAGTAGCTCCCGCAGTATCTGCAAAAGGTAACTTGTTAAACCCAAGTGCGCCCATTGCAAGTGTTGCTATGCCTAAAGTTATTGCTCCCGTTGCTCCTCCTTCCAATGCAGCACCTTCTTCTGTGCAAATGCCAAATGTTTCGCAACCTCAAATATCCCAACAACAAATTCAACAAATGGGAGATAACACCACAGGTGCAGTAAGCAACATGGTTGGCAATGCTATGCCTGGAATTATTGGAACTGGAGCTGCATTATTGGCAGGTTATGGTTTATCAAAAATACCTTCAATGCTTGGCAAAGGCAAAGAGGAAGGTAAAGCACCCCCAGAAAGTAAGCAAGGTATACCTGCTGAAGTTGAAAAGACTCAAAAAGTTGAAGAACCTAAAAAAGAAAATAAATATCATTTAGAGCAAGATCACAAAGAGCTAACTAAAGAAGAATTAAACAAAGCAAATGAAGTATTTAATACTTTAGACAATATTAAAACAGAGCCGACAATTCCTAAGCCTCAGACTCCAGCTCAACAAACAATTAAAACAGAATTAAAACCTGTTGAAACTAATAATCCAACATCTCCTATTGCTACTACTGAACCTAATCCAGTTGTAAGTGGAGAAGGTACATCACCATTACATAATCCTGAAGGACAAGGGTTAACTCAAGTTGAGGCTACAAGTGCTAGTGCTACACCTAATGCAGCATTTCCTGCTGAAACAAATACGACAAAAGAGTCAGGTAATTTAACTAATTCTGCCGAAAACCCTACACAAGGTGGTGTTGAGCAAGTTAAAAAAGAAGTTAAAGGTAGCGTTAAACCTAGAGCACCCAGAGGTTCTAAAATTGCAGAACTTGAAGCATCTGGATTAACCAAGCCAGAATTGAGTATGAAAAAATACTTAACTTCATTTTATGGTGGTGGTGAGCATGGTGAAGATGCTTACAAAAAAGTTACAGAAATATTAGGTAAAACACCTGCGTATCCTGTAGATGAAAAAGGAAAAATGACAGGTGGTGGCTTAACAAAAGATGAAAATGATTTAATTAAAATTTTTAGAAAAGAAAACATTGAAGGTCCAAAAATTAATTTGACTAAATCAATGAAAGATCAATTATCTGAAATCAAAAAAGCAGGAGGCAGTAAAACTGTTAAAGGTGCTGCGTTGTTATCTGCTTTAGTTGCATTGCCAGAATTTGTAAATGCTAAAAATGCTTATGAAACAAGTCAAGCAAAACAAAATCTTGGTGAATCATTGCTTCCAATTGGTGCGACACCAACTCCTGTTGAATCAGGTAAGTTAACCAACAAACAACTTGAACAATATAAAGAATATGGAAAATTAGGTTCTCCATATCGTCAGGCATTTCTTCAGCAAACTGGTGGAAAATAATGGAAAACGTAACCCACGAACAAATATACGAAAGGTTGGTTTCTTTAGAAGCCAAGGTTGATGACATTGATATCAATACCAAAGGTATGGTAGAAGCGTTTAATAACGTCCAGGGTGCGTTTAAAGTGCTTGGATGGATAGCCAATGTAGCCAAGCCTATTATTATTGTTGTAGGGTTCTTTACTGCGTTGACTGCATTCATCCAATTCTGGAAGAAGTAATGGAACCGATTACTGCCTGTCTAGCAGTACTCTCTGCGGTTAAGCAGGGTGTTGCTATGTACAAAGAGTTTAAGAATACAGGCAAAGAGGCTTTTGGGGTTATGCAGGAGATATCTCAAGGGTTGGGATCATTTTTTGAGCATAGTGAAAAAGCCCATAAAGAATTAAAAGAAAGAGAAAAGAACCCTCCCAAGGGTAAATCTATTCAAACTCAAGCCTTAGAAAATGTACTTGCTAGAAAGCAATTACAACAGGCAGAATACGATCTCAGGCAAACTTTAATTTATGAGACACCTAAAGAATTGGGTGCTATGTGGGATGAGTTTCAGGCAGAACGTAGTAAGTTATTGGCAGACAAAGCTAAATTTGATATTGCTCAAAAAAAAAGGATATCAAGGATGCTAGAGACAGGCAAAAACAACTTGATCTTTTGCATTACAGAATTGCTATCGGTACGTCAATCGTTGCAGTACTGTTAACTATCTTTGGTTTAATGTTTTACATCAGGCAAGATTACAAAAACAAGAAAAGTGGACAAGAGTGGCACATCATGTTTATGAAACACTATTATGACGACTCAATAAACGCAGAATGTGAGCATTTATTCAGACAGACAGGCTATTGGCCTAAATATTGTAAGGATTGACATGGATTGGCTTAAAACTATTGAACAACTAGCACCGACTATTGCTTCAGCATTGGGTACTCCAGTAGCGGGAATGGCGGTATCTGCTCTTGAATCTGCCTTGGGCATGAAGCAAGAGGACATTCAAAAGAACATTGAAGACAGTAAATTAACTGCCGAACAAGTTGCATCTATACAACAGGCTGAGATTGCGTTAAAAGCTAAAGCGCAAGAGTTGGGTTTAAACTTTGAACAAATGGCGGTTCAGGACAGAAAATCTGCTCGTGATCTGCAGCAAAGCACCCATTCTTTTATACCTCCTGTTTTAGCTGTGTTGGTCACATTTGGATTCTTTGGTATATTGGTAGGGCTGATGATGGAAACATTTAAAACATCTGATGCTTTGCTTTTGATGCTGGGTTCGCTAGGAACTGCATGGACTGCAATCATGTCTTTTTATTTTGGTAGCTCTGCAGGCT